GTGACTTCCAATTCCTGACCGTCAACTTTGACCTTGACCGTCACGTCGTCAGGAAGTTCCTGCGCCTCTTCTTCGTCGCTATCGTCTTCGTCCAGATCGGCTTCGTCATCTAATTCGGTGTCGTCCTCATCAGAGGCTTCTTCCTCATAGTCTGCTTCTGCCTGACCATCTTCATGGTCTAGCGCCTCAGCTTCGTCTTGGTTGTCCTCTTCAGGGCCGAGCAGTTTGCTGATGGCTAAGGTTGCTTCGTGGAGGCCGATCCCGCTATCGGGGTTGCCGACTTGTTCCGTCATATATCACCTTTTTCGTAAAAGTTAAATCCTTGATGCAAGCACTCCTGCGTCAAGGTATGCCTGTAGGCGGGCTTTCAAACGCTCTAATCCTTTTAGCGTGTGAAACAGGTCTTGGCGCTGGCGCTCATCACTAATCGTGGTGGTGCGCCATTCCAAGTAAATGTCGGCTTCAATCTCAGCGAATGCGTCCAGAAGCGTTTCGTCTTCCAGAAGGCGCTGGGCGTGATGAGCCTGAGCGATAATGTCTACTTTATCCATCAGATGAGCGGCTGATAGGTTGGCGTTGTCGTCGCAGCAGGAGCAGGCGCGGCAGCAGAGATCAGCCGGTTATACTCAGGCCGAAAGAACGTGGCCTCCGGGCCAAAGCCATAACGCTCGTAATCAGCAATCGCAGGCTGTGCGCGGTAATCCATGCCAGTGCCGAAGCCTGTGCCGCCACCGAATGGTGAAACGTAAGGAGTTGTCGGGCCGGTGCCACCACCGCCGCCACCAAACAGGCTGCCGATCACCGACGTGCCGAGGCTTCCGATGAGAGCAAGTTCCGATGCGGTTAGGCCGGTGCCAAGCACGTCCTTCTTGTCGCCGGGTGGCGTTGTGTCCGTAGGAGCCTCTGGCGGTGCTGTCGGCGGAGTTGACGGCGGAAGGATGCCGGGTGGCACAAAGATTGGCGGCGCAAATGGCGGTGTGTCAGTGGGCGCGTTAACGATAATTTCGTCACCGACAGTAGGCGGAGTGTTAACCGGCGGAGTTGGTGTCAACGGAAGCGCGCCAATCGATCCACCAAGGTTCAAGCCGGGCTGGTCTTTTGCGGTTACAAAAATCTCGTCGCCAACGGTCGGTGTAGAAGGTGGAGTTAGCAGTGATGTGACGCCCCCAGCGATGCTACCAACATTGGGAACCGTATTTTGAGCGGCAGTCACGAAAATATCTTCACCCATGTTTGATGGGGCTGTCGGCTGTGATCCCGTTAGGCCTGACGCAGCACCACTAAGCCCCGATGCCAACGCAGAACCAATCGCGGAACCGGCAGTCGATACTAGCTGAGGAATGCCGTTGACGATAATCGTGCTTAGGCCATCACCCGCGGCTTGCGTAGCCGCTTGCACGGCAGCGTTTGTACCGGCCTGAGTAACTGCGGCTGTTGCGGGCTTCAATGCCGCGTTAATCGCAGGAGAAAGGAACTTCTCGCCAAGCCCAGCGCCGCCGCCAGCCATAGCTGCACGGAGAAGAGTGTTCTCAAGACTGCGCCCCTGAGCAACGCTTGACGCAGCAGAGCCAGCAGCAGCCGGGAGGATTGTGCCTAGAAGCCCGCCACCGGGAATAAGCGCAGAGGCAAGGATCGGAAGCCCAATGTCGGCAATCGTGCCAAGGACATTTGTATCCACCTTCTCATTGGCAATCGTCTTAAAGTTTGACGTACCGACCGGGACCGTCTGAATATCCCAGCCAGCCTTCTTGCCCATTGTGTTGGTCAGGTCTTGCCCAATCACGACAGCCTGACGTGCCGCCTCAGGGCCTGTCCCCTCAAATAGGACTTCCCCGGTCTTATCGACAATGCGGACAGGCTGGTCTTGTTCGACAAGCATCAGGTTATTGAAGCCCTGTGATGTCGGGTTGCCCTTGTTCGACATGGCAGCCTGAATGAGCGAGTAAGTACCCGGCACGGCGACGTTCGCACCTTCGGGCATGTCAATTCTTGCCATTTACATCATTCCTTCTGGCGGAAGTTCAACGGGCATCGGCATCTCAACCGGCATCGGTGCAGCTGGAGCCGCCTGTGCAGCCTGAATGACTGAGCGTTCCAGTTCGCCCTGCTGGCGGAGAAACTCGCGGTCACGCTGCATCAGGGCCTGAATGTTGGCCGTGTTTACCTGTGAACCATACTTGGCTTCAATCTCAGCGGACTTCAGCATCACCTCTGCGTCCAGCTTATCGCGTTCGCGGTCATCCTTCAGCAGCATATCCTCACGCTGAAGTTCGAGCTCTGCGGCCTTCTTCTGAATGTCAGCCTGAATGCTCTGTGCCTGCACCTGTGCCAGAATTGCTTCTGGGCTTGGCGGAGGAGGTGTCGGTGCGGGTGGCTGGAAGCCCTGCGGATTGGTGAAGAAGCGCGACACATCCTTGAAGCCAGCGATTGCCAGCATCTGCTCCAGCGTGTTGTAGTAGCCCTCAAGGCTGACCAGCGGGTTATTCATCGGGCCAAGCTGCTGAAGGATCATTTCCTGCTTCTGGGCAATCACGTTGAGGAAGCCCATCTTCTGGTCGTCAGAGCCAGTGCCAAGAGCCACATTGACTAGCACGTCCATGTCGGCATCCCAGACGCGGGGATCGATCGGCACAAACTCATTGCGCAGGCGAACCATGCGCGGCTTATCCTGATGCTTTACCAGCAATTTCAATGACTTAGACATCAGCGTCTTGAAGCCAGTCTCTGCAAACATCCGGCAGATCAGGTCAATGTGCTGTTGCGCTGCGGTCACAGTCGCGTTCACGGCTGTTGCAGTTGCGCCACTAAGCGCGTTTGCGTCAAGGCCAGCCGAAGCCTTGTTGATGCCGGTGCGGCTTTCCTTCACCTCATCCATGTACTGGAGCATCGGGAATGCGGCCTGTGAGACGTTCGGCGTGATGAACGGCTGCACGGCACCCGGTGACTTCATGCGAATGATGCCGCCAACCTCAGTGTTTAGAACATCTTCAATCGAAGCCTGTCCTTCAACCACACCCATGCGCGGGTAAATCGACTGAGCAAGGCTGTCCAACGTGTTACGCATGATCGACGACTTGATGCGCTGGATGTCCATAACCACGTCAGCAATCGACATACCGAAGAACGTATGCGGCTCAGGGTCCGGGCAGAAGTCGAAGAACGGATGGTCGTCCACAGCTTCGTGATGCAGGAGTTTGCTCGCACCGCCGCCAACGCAGACCTTGCGCAGTTCCGCAATGCCGTCACCGTCCATGTCCACATAGAGATAACCCTCGATATAGAGAACCTTCTTCGACGCGGTATCAGTGCGGCCAGCGCCAAGGATGGTCGCCTGCGGGTTGCGGTCGAACGCTTCCTGATTGCCCTCGAAGTCGTCCTGCGTCTCGTAGCCAAGCTGCTCAACTTCGTCCTGCTCATAGCCCATCTGGACCAGTTCGGAGACGGTGAGATAGCGACGGTGGCCGATAAACTCGAAGTCGTTCATGGACTTAGCGCGACGGTCGATCAGCAACTCTTCGGGAGGAAGCGCCTGCATATTGAGGCGACCTTCTTTGGTCTTACGGACGACGGTTGCGCTGTAGGTCGGCATCTGGATGACGGTAGCGATGCCTTCAGGCGTCATTGCCTCCATTTCGCCGTATTCTACCTCAACCTCACGCAGTTCGACGGTGGGGTCAGACAGCAGCACGGAATAGGCGTTCTCGTCCAATCCCTCGATCTCGTAGGTCTTGACGGTTTCCTTCTCATCCCACCAGACTTTTCCGAAGCCGTTCTTGCGGACCAATGCGTCCTTAAACATCGCATAGGCATGGAAGAACAGGTTGTTGTCGCGTGTCAGGCAGTAGTTGACGTAATCCGTCGCCTGCTCTGCGTTCGCTACGTCCTCCGGGCCATTTGGGGCAAACTCAACAACGCTGGAGGAGCCAAAGAAGACGCGCATGATCGACGGCATGATGGCCTGCACGGTATCGCGCACGTCCATTGAGATGACAGACGACCGGCCTTCCTCTTCGTTGCCGAATGGCTCGCCCTTGTAATACTGGCCAGCCTCAGCCCGCAGCGGGGAGATGGTGTCGTCAATGTAGGCTTGAGCGTCGTCGATCTCGCCGGAGATAATGCTTTCCAGTTCTTCATCCGACATCATCTCTTCGTCAGACGCGCCAACGTCAATCTCGATGCCGTCGTCCAGCACCATTGCGTCGTCAACCTCTTGGTTAGAAGGCTTTGCGTTCTTCCGATATGCCATAGTTTTGCCTTACTTCTTTTTCGACTTGCCAGCTTCCGACAATGCGATTGCGATGGCCTGCTTGCGGCTCTTAGCCAGCGGAGCCTTGGCCGGTCCCTTGGGGTTTACGCCAGCGTGAAGGGTGCCGCGCTTATACTCACCAAGTACCTTGCCAATCTTCTTGGCTGCTGCATCCAGTTTCATATCACTTTCCTTTCGGCTTGGCATTCTTAGCTGTTTTCGCAGCCGCCTTAAATGCAGCCGCAGTTGGAGCGCCCTTGGCCCCGACCTTGCGCATTTTCTCACCGGAACCAGCTTTAATCCGCGCCTTCTTCGCCGCAATATTAGCATAGAGACCCATCTTCACTTGGACTTCCCCTTGTTGCGGGCGGAAATGGCTTTAGCTTTCGTTCTCGCGTCTGTTTTAGATGACGCACCCCACGCTTGCAGAGATAGGAGTAATCGGGTCGGCTTGCCCTTCTCGTCACGCTCTGGCCCCGGCATATTCCCCATCCGCGCTAAGAATGACGCCCTCCGTGGGTTATCACCTGACTTGACTGGTGGTTTTAGGTTCATCCCCTCAGCTTTTGCAGACGCACGGCCTTTGGCGTTCAAGCCACCAGATGCCGACTTACCTTCCTTGCGCTGCCAAGCAGGAGACTTCATTAAACGATACCACGTATATTTCGCCTGATAGGCGTATAACCCATTTGCTCCCGATGCGCTATGGCAAAGTATCTAGCGGCGTCGGCCCAATGCGAGGTCCAATCATGAAATGGATGCGTCTGAAACTCTTGCCGCTTCTCATCGTAGTGGCGGCGATACATCCGCAGGGCTTCAATCCCGGTCTTGCAGTTGTCCTTATCGAACCAAGAGCGCGGCAGGAGCATACGCAGAGCCTGAATGCCGTCCATGATGTCCATACGTGGCGCAACCTCAACGTTACGCAGCCCAAGCTCGCTCAGAACCTCTAAGCGGCTCTTGCCTGTCCCCAGTTCACGGACGCGAACGTCATGCGGTAGATAGTGATTGCCCCAGACGTAGGGCTTGTCCTGTAGCTGCTTTACATACCAGTCGAGGCTTACACCTTCACCCTTCAGGCAATCAATCCAGCGTGTCTCACCGCCATGCGCCTGCACGAACCAGATCACCGTGCTGTCTGACATCCCCAAATCCCATGCGGTATGCACCGGAAGCGCCGGATCGTATGGAACGGACGTGATGCGGTTGCTGGCCTCCATCTCGCCAAACTCTTTGCCGTAGTATGCACCGCGCACAGCGGCTTCAAAGCTGCACTCGTATTCCTGCGCGTACTCGTCCTCGCTCATCATGCGGCGAGCGTCGGAAAGTTCCTTGTCGTCCAGCAGCCCGGTCTCAGACGCCTTGAGGATGAGGCGTGTCCAGTCCTCGTCGTTCTCTGCGTTCTGCCACAGGTCGAAGAAGACGTTCTTACCCTTTGGTGTGCCGATGAAGATTGCCCAGCCCTTGCGGTCAGACAGAGCGGGTCGGATCACCTGCGTCCAGACTGTTGGGTTCATGTCCCCAAACTCGTCCAGCACAACGCCATCGAGATAGATACCACGCAGCCGATCTGGATTATCAGCGCCATAAACCCTGACGCGGGCGCTATTGGGAAGCTCCACCCAAAGTTCGCTCTCGTTAATCTTGACGTTCGGCAGGAAGGCAACCGCTTCCTTGATGTACGTCCACGCGATGTCTTTCGCCTGATTAAGCTGAGGTGCAATGTATGCGAAGCGAGGATTGGGCAGCTTACAAGCCAATGCCCTGCGGATTACCTCATTGACGCAGGCGACCGTCTTACCGGCACGACGATGGGCAACGGTAATCATCCATCGTGTTTTACGTTTATGCAGCGGGAGGAATTGGTCTCGCGGCCTATACGGGCTAATTAGGTCAATCGTCTGCGCCATCATCCAGACCGGGATAGCGCACAATGCCGATGTTTCCTTCGACGTGCAGCTTTGATGGCTCGTTGTAACCGTGCATTGCGTTCAACTCTTTGACGGCTGCAACCCTTACGCTTCCTGCGCTCTCACGGAACGTCTGCACAAGGGCTTTTACAGACATTTCCCGTGTCCATAGAACCCTCTCAGCAAGAGCGCCTTTCAGTTCGGCGATCCTATCCGCTACCTTACTGTTACGGACAAGCTCAGATGCACGGGCATAAATCGTGTTATCAGCCATGCCTTCAGCGTCATAAGCAGCACGATATGCGCTGGCTTGGTCGAGACCATCAGCGATACCCTGAGCGAATGCTTCCTGTTTAACTGTTAGCGACATTGGTCATCTCGTTGAATGGCAAACCCGTCTCAGCGTGAATGGCTTCCTTTCCTGTGAAGTCCTGCCAACGCTTGATGATTGCATCTACGTGTTTGGGGTCAAGTTCCATGAGGCGCGCATTTCGATTGTTTTTTTCGCAAGCGATAAGGGTGGAGCCAGAGCCACCAAAACAGTCGATCACAACGTCACCAGCCTTGCTGCTATTATTGAGAGCGCGCTCAATGAGTTCAACGGGTTTTTGTGTCGGATGGACATAAGCACTGGTATTGCCACGGCTCATATACCAAACGTCTGACTGAGCCTTATCGCCAAACCAAGAGCCGCCTTTAATATAAAAGATAAACTCATGCTGTGGTCGATAGTTGCTATTTCCAAGGCCAATCGACTTTTTATCCCACACAATGCAAGCAGATGGTTTTAGGCCACATTCGTTTAGCGCAGCCTCAAACTCGCTATATGTTCGCCAAGGGAAACAAATATAAGCCGCAGCACCGGCCTTGCTAACTGATACGGAGCACGCGACGGCATCGCGAACGAGGGCAATCAGGTCATCGCCTGTTTTATCGTCACCCATAATTGGACCATGCGCTTTCACGAGCGCGCCTTTCGGGGTTGAACCTGCGAGCGCCCCCCCCCCATACGACATTCCGTAAGGCGGATCAGTGAAAATCATATCCGCCTTCACACCAGCCATCAGCTTATCAACCGCATCAATGCTAGTGCTGTCCCCACACATCAACCTGTGATTGCCCAGCACCCAAACGTCACCAAGAACGGTCTTCGGTGTCTCCGGCACATCTGGAACAGCGTCTTCGTCAGTAAGGCCCTCAGCTGGCTCAGGCTCAAGCAACCCGTCAAGAAACTTGTCATCAAAGCCCAGCAGATCAAGGTCGAAGTCCTCTAGCTGTAAGCCCTCAATCTCAACCTTCAGCATATCAATATCCCACCCGGCGTTGAGAGCCAGTTGGTTGTCTGCGATGACCAGCGCCTTCTGTTGCGCTTTGCTGAGGTGGTCGAGGCATATAACCGGAACCTCATCAAGGCCCAGCTTCTTTGCGGCCATAAGGCGACCATGCCCAGCAATGATGGTGTTCTCACCATTGACCAAGATTGGATTGGTGAAGCCAAACTCCCGAATGCTGGCAGCAATCTGCGTTACCTGAACGTCGCTATGCGTTCGGGAGTTGGCCGCATACGGAATGAGATCCGCTACCGGGACATACTCGATATTAATTGAATGGCTCATAACAGGCTTATACTCCACTTCGGCCTGCAAATCTATCTAGGCTCTCATCCCTGTTTTGTCAAAGCGGGTCGCCAACGTAATCCAGCAATCGCTTCACCGCCTTGATGTCTTTCTTGTATGTTTTGACATCATCTGGATGCACATAACTGGCGTGGAAATTGTCCTCCAGTGTCTTAAGTGTATCCTTCAACCATGCACGGATAAGGCCGTCTAGCATGGATGGGTCGATGTCAATTATCATTTCAGTCCCTCGTTCTGTAGATTGTCTCCATATAGGAGATGGTTTGATCCACTTGATCTTTAATGATTTTCAGGCTTTTGCCAGCATCCACCATGCCTGATGTTCTAGCCTCCTTGATGGCTGCGCTAATGCGTTTCTTGAGCCGTATCGCTGCCCTACCCTTTGCGTCAGTAGATAGTATGCTCATCTCAGTCCCTTTCCAGCTTGCGCATGGACTTCACGAAGCGCCCAGTCTTGGGGTCGCGGTCAACGAGTGTATCGTATTCGCTCTGCAGTTCTTCCAGCTTGCGCTTCATGCCTGCGTGCGCGACGGTAAAGCCAATGGCTGCGCCTGACAGGAACAGGGCGATGCCTGATAGGTATACTTCGATCATTTCAAATGCTCCTTTGCTTCGATGGCGTCGGCGGCCTCGCTGTCAAAGCCAAACGTCTTCCGCAGATACGCCACGATCTTGGCGCGCTCTTCTGCGCCGTCATATTGCCGCCCGTCGTAGTATCCCTGATCGTGACCGTATTGACGGTGACGGGCAAAGGCTTGGACACCGACACAGTCGCCGTTTGTCGGCTCCGTTATGATGCGCCAACCCATGTCGTCCGGTTCGTGGCCTTCCATGCGGGCAAACGCCTCACGATCTGCCTGTGTGACCTCAGTCATTTCGTTTCTCCCAAGGCTGCGCTGACACCGCAGGTGCATTCGGCAGTTGGATGGTAACGTGCCATGCAAAGTGGTCCGCCTTGATGCGCCACCTCCTCACGCAGCTTCTCAATCTCCGCCGCTTGGGCTTCGATCTGTTCAATGCAATCAGGGCAGTTTCCTCTGTCGCTCATTGCTGTGTTCCTTGTATGCGAAGCGCCTCTGCAACACTGTAAACAGTGCGCAGCGGACGACCTCGGCTGTCGAGCATCATCTTGAAAATCTCGTCATAGTTTTTCGGCAACCGACCGATCTGCTTAGATGTTAGGCTCATTTCCCGTACCCCTCCAAATATAATTCGATGGCGCGGACGGCGACATCAATCGGCGGCAGCAATAGGCTGTTGTCCCACTCGCTTGCGGCCTGCTCCGCACACAGCAGTCGGCGATCAACAGGCGGCTGTTCGTGCTTCAAGATCATGTCGCAGAGTGCGCGGTAGACCTTGATGCTTTCGTAGCTGTGCTGAAGGTCGGAAACGTCGCCAATAAATGCGCCGCGCTTCGCAGCTTCGATCAGCACCCAGTCGGGCAGGATTGGTGTGTCGGTCATAGATTGTCCTCTCTTGTGACGATCAGCCAAATGACAGCGACCACTATGGCGATCACGGTGAAGAACAGTGGCAGGTCGGTCATTTCTATTTCCTTCAGACAACAGTGATTTTAACGTCATAGGCCCATGCAACAAGGTCAATCTGTTTTGCCTCTGTCATTGGGCCGTGCAGCTTCCCGGACACTATGATCGCCTTTGCAAGCTCCTGTGATCCCTCAATCAGCTTGGCATAATATTGAGCGTCGCTTTCCTTGCTGGGCAGCTTATGTGCCTCAATGCGTTTTGGGTTGCGGGTCATGAAAGCGTTCATCGCACAGTCTCCGCAGGCTTGCAGCTTGTGACGATAACCTTGTCGCCCTTGCTCTTTGGCGTCCGTTCGATGACGATTGGCTTGATACCCTTCAAGGCGAGGAAGTCCCGATAGCTGGTCATAGTGCCAATTCCTTTGCGAGTGCGACTGTGCAGATGAAACCCATCATAAAGGTCATGGCTGCGGTCAAAATCATTTCGCTGCGTGTCATTTGATAATCTCCCTTACCAACCACTTGGAATGTTGCCGCCATTGGCAGACTTCGCTGCCTGATATTCAATCATGATGGCCTTGTATTTTTCGAATGTCGCGTGTTCCGGTGTGCCGTCCTCGTAAGGATTGTTACCACCGTGTTCGCCAGCGCCATATCCGCGACGCATTGCAACGTCGATGCTGTCTGGCTTTGCTACCCGAATGTCGCCGGGGTCTCCGTATATGCGTGACATTTTCTAAACTCCCTTTGTTTCTATGCAGCCCACTTTACGGCCAAAATCATATAGGTCAATACCCAAATGCTATTTTTTTTCACCTTCCGTTGATTTTTGCCAAAACTCCACGTCCCACTCGCTCTCAAAAGGCCACGGCCGGAAGCGCCAGTTCTCTGTCTTGACGTTCCGGCGCACCTGCCCATTTCGAAACTTGATGTCGATAAATTCATGGGGTGGCTTCCGCCCTATGTTATACGGCATTTTTCTTTCGCAGCTTGTCGATCTTGTCGAGCGTTCCCAGCGTGACGCCGTGCCGGGCAGCGATTGCCACCTTCTGCATCTCCAGCCATGCAAGGTCTTTGTGGATGGCGTCGTTGTGATCCGCCCGCAGTGGTGTTCCTCTGGGCATCACTTCGTCACCAAATCAAAGTAGCGACGTCCGTTCTCATCCTGCCTGATGACAGCCTTCGTGCTTTTCATGTTTTCATTAATCCAGTTCACATAGTCGTCAAAGTGTGTTGAGCTTGTCGATATGCTCCCAGATGCGGAGCGTGTGATTTTCTTATCGGTCATAGGTTCCCTCCAAAAGTTTTATGAATGTGCTGGGCTGAAGCAGGAAGTCGAAGTTTGCTCGCCAGCCTCTGTCGTTGTCTCCGCACATGAATTTCGATCTCTCAATGGCTGACAGCGCCTTGCCCCAATCCTCTGCGCTTGGATATTCCTTAATCCGTGCCTGCACCTGCCGTCTGCGTGCTGGAGTTATCTTGACGACTTCCGAAAGGCCGCACTGAGCAGCGAGATCATTCCAAGCATCAACAACATCTTGGACCGAGAGGTCATCGTCAGATGACATATCCCCTTTAGGGGATTTATCCTCTTGGTTGTTGGTTATTGGTTCTTGGTTGTTGGTTATTGGTTGGTTGAACGTCTGTTGAACGTCCGTTGATCGTTCGTTGGACCGACGTTGAGCGGATGCCTTACCAGCGCTAGACGCCTTCTCTGATTTTTGGCGAAAATGCGTTATTTCTGCATCGCAACGACCATGCGACCACCGATCTTCGTCAATCGTGAAAAAGTCCTGAAGAACCTGCCCCACGGCTGCAACTTCATCACGCATACCGATCTGGCGAGCGACTTCAGCTTCGTCGCCGTATATCTCTCCGTCCTTCAGGTAGTAGAGATCGAGCAGCCGACGATAAGCCAAATCCTCCATCAGTGAGAGGTGGCGCGTGTGGCTGGCATAGTCGCCAATGTTAAATTGAAAATAGTGCATCACGACACCTGCGTCGGCAGGCGCTTATACTCTCCGCACCACATATCAGGCGCGACTGGGGGCCAGTATCTCAGGCTATTATCTGGCGAGAGAGATGGAGACCGTCGGCGGCATTGACCTGCCACAATATCAACTGCGTCTTCGTAAAAGCGGCAATTAATGCAGGCTCTTGGCACTACATCATCCAGCTTAACCCCTTGCGCTTTCGGGGCAGCGATTGTAAGAATTTTACGTGTCACGCGATTTTCCTTTCTTCAGATCGCTTGATATTCGGCGGGGGAATGGAGCGTCCTACTCCACCCTCGCCCGTTCTTCATAACACAAATCAATCGTCGTTCAAAGCGCCATATTTGACGCTGGATGTCCGCCGCAGACCCAAGTGATGATTGATGGTCGTTATGTCCATCTGCAAGTGAGTGGCAATCCTTGTCGCGTTCCAGCGCATTTCGTGGTGCAGCCTTTGGATAAACTCCCGACGCGCTGCAACCAAGTGCTTCACCCGCGATCGGCTGAAAATGTCCTCAATTGAAACACCGTGCTTTTGAGTGACAGTGCGCTTTATATCGTCCATCTTGAAGCTGGTGTAGACAGGCACCTTAACAGCGACTGGAGCCATCAGCATTGCGCGCCTTGGTGGCCGTGGAAGCGGCGTTGCGCGCTGGCGGTTGGTGGTAATTCTAATCATTGTGTTTTATCCCTTCTTTCTGTATTCTTCGTCTGCGTCAGTTTTGGCGTGGCCGGGGCGTCGAGTTACTCCCTTCCTCCGCTCCGGCCTTATCTCCCGCAGATCGTGCATCGGAAACAGTGCCTTGAAAAGCGCCTTGCGGATAGGCCAGTCTCTGCTGTCAACAGCCTTTGACCCCTTCACGTCTTCCACCACTTCTCTGCCGTTCTGCACGAAGGCAAAGTCCGCGACGTAACCTAGACGCCTGCCGTTATCGTGTTTGACCTGTATCCCATTGATAACAAACCAAAATTGCGGAAAAACGAGTAGGTCATCAATCTCACCAGCGGCCAGCATGACGTGCAGTTCATCACACCGTTTGGCTTCCGAGATGCTGTCATGCTTGTGGCCGGTGGTGCAGTACGCTTTCTTAGCTTTCCACTTTTTCACCTGTAAGCTCCTTCAGTGTAATCAAATCATCAAGAGCTTTGGTCGCCCGGTCAAGAGTGTCTAGCCGGGGCGTGACCTTTTTCCAGTTGGTGAAAATCGTCGGAGCCAACTTTGCCTGCGCGGCAATGGCCGATCGTGTGATGCCGTGGAATGCGGCCTTAGCGAGTAGTTCCCTTACCTTAATATGCACTTCATTCTCCTCGTTGGAAGCCCTTCATACGATCTAAAAAATTATATTGTCAACGCAATTTTTCCTATTGCATTGTCCGTTGGCGGCTGTATGTTGACCGGGTTAGCAACGAAGGGAACTTAGAAATGATTGCAGCAGAATACACCAACGGCACCACCCGCATCGCTCCGATGCTCTGGATCACCAAGATCGAGAATGGCCGCCGCGAATACCTGCAAGGCTACTCGGTCAACGGAAAGCGCGAAGCACGTAAGCTCGCCCAGACCCTCAACGCACAGCCTTGGAACTTCTAATGGACAACTACCAAACAATCATCGACCTTTTGGACGCTCAAGTGTCCAATCCATATGGCGACCGATGCTCATATAAGCTGGGCTATCTCGTCTCATTGATGGCAACCTTCGCAGACCGCTACCCAGAGGTGGCTAACGATTTGCGCGACCGATTGAAAACAGCAGGGGAATTAAACTGATGACCGTATACGCTAAACTCAACGCTGCCCGTGCAGCCTTCCATGCCATGCCGCTCAAGAAGTCCGGCAAAAACTCATTCGCAGGCTACAGCTACTTTGAACTGGGCGACTTCTTGATCCCAGCCCTCAAGGTGTTTGAGACCTATGGCCTTTGCCCGATTGTTTCATTCTCACCTGAGACGGCTTCGCTTGAGGTTGTTGACGTAGAAACCGGAGAGCGCATCTCATTCTACAGCCCAATGGCGGATGCAAACCTCAAGGGAACGCACCCGATCCAGAACCTTGGTGCGGTTGAGACGTACCAGCGCCGTTATCTCTATATGATCGCCCTTGAGATTGTGGAGCATGATGCAATCGACGCATCCAAGCCTATCGAGGCGGCATCACCGCAGCCGATCAGCACTGAGCAGCTTGAGAAGGTCCAAGACTTGGTGGACGCCACTCAGAGCGATGTGGTCGCCATCTGCAAGAAGCTGAAGGTCAACAGCCTGAAAGAGATGACGCAGGAGCAATACGCATACGTCACTGGCGTACTTGAGAAGAAGAAGGGGTGACAGACCTTTTGGGCAACCTGACGGAGAGAGAGCTTCTCTGCGTTTCAATGCGGCGCGATGGTATGACGTATGGTGCCATTGCGCAGCAGCTTGGGGTTTGCACGGAAAGATCAAGGCAGATAACATTCAGAGCCATTCGCAAAATTGGTCACAAATCCAGAGGTGGAGGCGGTACTCATGTTGCAGAGTTGTGGGCAAATTGCCGCAAACATGGTTCTAAGCCTAAAAACTACTTTCCAGAATACTCAAGCGCGGCATCCTATCAGCAGGTCAAAGCATTGGCCGAATGGGAGGATGCTGCAAGGGATGTTGATATGGCTTGCCGGGAGATGGAGCAATTTGGAATTTCCTACCTGCCTGATGACTTAAACGAACTTAAAATAGCAAATGAATGGAGACGAAAAAATGGAACAGAAATCACCTGAATGGTTTGCCGCCCGATGCGGGTCGCTTGGTGCAAGCCAGCTTAACGAAGCCCTTGCCACCACCAAAAGCGGCTGGGGCGCATCGCGTGAGAACCTGAAGAACAAGATCATCGCAGAGAGGCTCACAGGTATCCCCTCAGAGGGTTTCCAGAACGCCGCTATGATCTGGGGTCAGGAGCAGGAGGATAACGCCAGAAAAGCCTACGAGGCGGCCACAGGGACGTTTGTGGAGGAAATGGGCATCGCCCTGCATCCAACGCTCAAGCACACTCACGCAAGCCCTGATGGCCTTGTCGATGAGGATGGCCTGATTGAGATAAAGTGTCCCAACACCACGACGCACATTGAGACGCTCAAGTCGCAGAAGGTTCCTGCCAAATATATGAACCAGATGCTCTGGCAGATGCGTTGCGTTGACCGCCAGTGGTGCGACTTTGTTTCCTTCGATCCCCGACTGCCGGATAACCTCCAGCTTTTCGTAAAGCGGGTTGAGCGAGACGACGCAGCAATTCTAGAATTGGAAGCCAAGGTTTCAGATTTTCTGGCTGAGGTAGAGCGGGAAATTGCCGACCTAAACGCGAGGTTTTAATCATGACACAGAACGAAATGGTTTTGGGCTGGATTAAGAAAGCCCCTATCGGCCCGATGGTCGCAATGAAGGAACTGGGCGTTATGCGTCTGGCAGCGCGGATTAAAGACCTACGTGACGACGGCCATAAAATCCAGACGGAATGGGATTACGTGATTGACCGCTATGGTGAGGAGCGTCGAGTGGCGCGGTATGTTTTGAAGGAACTGGCAAATGGCTAAGTTGACATTCTCTTGGCCCATTGCTGGGTCAGAGGCGAAACCAAGCAAGGCTGACGTGGAAAGGCTTCGTGAGGAAACTGAAATATTCCAGTTGGATTTTCTTCAGGATGTTATTTCTGAGGCGGTTAAGCTCTATAATGAAACAGTAGGCATGATGGCGTTAAAGGACACGGCAAATGGCCCTTCCACAGCGCATTAAAGCCAAATCTGATAAGGCGGACAAGCAGAAGAGAAGCCCAGCACATCGCGCTTGGGTTCGTGGCTTCGCCTGCTCGGCCTGCGGATCGACTGAGGCGATTGAATGCGCCCACGTTCGCCGGGGAACAGATGGTGGCATGGGTATCAAGCCATCAGACAAATGGGTCATCAGTTTGTGCAAATCCTGCCATGCCCAACAGCACCAGCAGGGTGAAGAAACATTTGAAAAAGCCCACGGCATTGATATGAAGGCGATGGCGATGGAGTTTTTCAAAGCCAGTCCGCACCGACAAAAGTTAGAAACCAGAGAAGGAGATTAGAAAATGACACAGGTTGTCTACCTGCGCGGAAACTACCAAAAAGATTTGGCTAAACGGCTGATTGATAAGGCCCCGGAGAACGCTGTTGTCCGCATTAGCCCTGAGCGCAGAAGCGACGACCAGAACGCAAAAATGTGGGCGATGATCTCTGATGTCAGCAGATCAAAGCCGGAAGGCCGTGTGTATATCCCAGAGGTCTGGAAGTGCATTTTTATGGCAGCCTGCGGGCATGAAGTGGCATTTGAGAACGGCTTGGATGGAAGGCCATTCCCTATTGGGTTTCACTCTTCCAAACTGACCAAAGCCCAGATGTCAGACCTTATCGAAAGCGTGTACGCCTATGGCTCAAAGCATGGCGTCAAATGGAGTGATTATTATGAGTGATATTGTAGCAGCCGACGAACTTCGGCTTTTGATTGAGCGCATTGAAAATCTCGAAACCGACAAAAAGAACGTGTCGGACGACATCCGTGATGTGTATTCCGAAGCCAAAGCGCGAGGCTATGAAGCTAAGATTATGCGCCAGATCATCAAGCTGCGGGCAATGGAAGCACATGACCGTGCTGAGTTTGAAGCTATTCTGGACACCTATATCGCAGCGTTGGGAATGTAAGCCATGCAGAAAATTGTAATTACAGGCGCGCTGGGCCGCGATGCAGAGATCAAGGCCACACAGGGCGGAGATGAGGTGCTGACGTTCCCAGTCGGTGTCACGCAGGGCTTTGGCGACAAGAAGACGACCAATTGGTTTCGCTGCTCTCTTTGGGGCAAGCGCGCCCGGTCACTGCATCCTTATCTGCTAAAGGGAACGAAGGTCACGGCAGTCGGTTCGCTGGCTATCGGTGAGTATGAAGGCAAGGCACAATTCAACGTCTCAGTCGATGAGGTTGAGTTTATGTCGCGGGCGGATAACGCCAAGCAGCCGACAGCCCACGATACGGCCAAGAAGAACGGTTACGTGCCTGACGACCTAGAGGACGATGTCCCTTTTGATTAAGGGGAGTGAGCCAAGAACGGTAAATAATTACCGCTTGCTCCCCTTTGAAGGCTCTGTTAGACTTGATATGTTATCATTTCTAATGGAGCTTTTATGGAAGATGAAATTTGGCTTCCGGTGCCGTCAAAGCCGGGAATTATGGCAAGTAGTTTTGGCCGTATAATTCTCCCACCGAGGGAAGTCCCAATGCCGCATGGTGGTATTAGGACATACACTCCGAAGCCAACTTATGGGCACATTTGCAAAGCAAGCAAAACTGCCCGTCATAGTTATAGAGGATTATGCAATAGGTTTTTTGGGAATATGAAGGTCCATCGCCTTGTTTGTGAAGCGTTTTATGGCCCCGCGCCTGACGGAATGAAATACGTTTTGCACCTTGATGAGGATGCTCATAACAACCGTCCTGAAAACTTGAGGTGGGGAACGCAGAAGGAGAATTTGAATATGCCGGGTTTTATTGCATACTGCAAAAGTCGGACGGGCGAAAATAGCCCAACCATAAAGGGCCGAAAGAAATTGGCTTGAGCGAGGAAGACATGAACGCACTGCTGCTTAAAGCGCGTGAGAAAGTCGCAAATGCCTATCGCGTAGGCTCTGTTGTGTATCGCGGCATAATGACAGGACAGTGGGACCGTGGAAGCATGGTCCAGACCGCAATGAGTGAGATTGTCAACGCTGGCGGGCCTTATGTGAAGCTGCCAGAGGAACAGCCACCAGAGCGTCCTGTGAATGTTATTGACGACGAATAGTGATTGTATAGAATACCAAATGGGTGAGATGCCTTGGTGCGACACCGGGGCTTAGCTGGCCAGCACTCGCTCTTTGAAAGAGGCTTGGGACATCTTCGGACCTCCTTTGCGCTTGGATATGGTGGCACACTTGCTGGATAGGAAGGTAATCACCTTCGTCAATCGGTCTGGCAGGCCACCATATTTATTTTTGTCCCATCCCGACAACTAAGTTGGCTTTATGGTATATGTCAGTAGGATGTTGTTTCGGGGGTTCCAGCATCCAACGTGCCGGGGCGGTGGTGTATCGGGATCTGCATCACTGCCCCATTACCGCAAGTGCGAGCGCGGTCCCAGCTTCTTGCGATGACGCAGGCCAGCAGGCGAATGACGCCGCTTCTTCCGCTGTTGAGGTTGCCATGCAGTCTCTTTGGAAGCCTTCTTCGCCATCAGATCAGTCCATCCAGAATACCGGGCATCTTACGCTTGGTCGAACGCTTCTTTTTGCCAGCGCCGATCTTGGCAAGCAGGGAGGCGAAGTTGCTTTCGGTCTCAGCCTCTATGTCGAAGTCAGGCGCATCAGGCATATCGGGCTTCTCGACATCCACAGATGCCGTCTGGTCTAGCTTAGGAGGCTGCACAGCGTCCTTGGGAGCCTTCACAGCAGCCTTTGGTGCCTTAGAGCCACTCGTATAGGCAATGTGCCAGTGATCGCCTGTAGCGTGCTTAGATCGGCCCTTACCGACCTCTTCAATCGTCTCAACGAGGTCAAGGCCCGCGTCTTTGAAGGCCGATCTAACCGAGCTTACGTAATCCTTGAAATTGATGCCGGGGATCGGTGCAATGTCGATGGCCCTGCCGATGTTATGATACGAGCGCGGGTTTTTGCGGCCAAGGACACTTGTGGGTGAACGCTTGGTGCTTGTTACCCGCGCCGTAGGAAACAGCGACTTAACGAGGTTGACTGCATCTGACATTAGAAGCCCTGTGCCATTCTGCGGAGCCGCTCTTGTTCTTGCGTTTGTGAATACTGATCCAAAAGCGTTTGACGGCCATATGCAGCCGCCGCTGGGGCTACAGCACGACGGGTAAAGTTTGCAATTGACTGGACAGCCTTTGGACGTTCACTCGCAACAAGAGCGCGCATTGCAGGGTTAAGACGCCGAGAGGAGCCAAGCAGCATCGGAATTGCCGCAAGTCCGACAGCCCCAGAAACAGGACCGACTTCCTCTGGGAATGTGGCCCCACCAGCACCAAGCCCCAAAGCGCCGCCGATTGCCAAATTCCGCGCCGATGCAGAACCGGTTGCCCCAGCCGGAGTGACCATCTGCATCATGCGACCAAGACTTGTCAGCGGGCCTTCACCAGTTACAGTCGCAGTCGGGCCTTCAGCCGCAGCCGCAACATTTTTAAGGCTGGCACCAGTCAACTCGCCGACACCCCCGCCCGGACGCGCAGCAGCGGTTTTCACAATAAGATATTTGCGATAGGAGTTGCTCAAGTTACGATAATTTTGACCAACATTTTTGCTCTTAGTCGCCGCAATCGCGCCCTCTTCGAGAATGCCCTGCAAATCATTGAATGCAGCGCCAAGCTCATCATTTCTTTTGTAAGCCGCTCGCTTCGCTGTCTTGAGATTGCTCATGACCTTGCCAAACTCTTCCCCAGTCAAATAACCCTTGTTACGGGTAACCGGACCAATGACAGTGTTGGCAATATCACGAGAAAACTGCGACACATCATCCTGCGTAAGCCCCGGACGTGAGTTTACCTCATTGACCAAATCAGATATTTTCTGGTCAACGTCTGGCGTCCGAGAGAAGCGCATTTGCGAATAAAGTTCATCATATTTTTTGTCGTAGAAGCCCTTTGACTGATCCGTTCCCTCAAAAAACTTAAAGGCATCCTCACCGATGCCAGCGTCTTTTGGATAGGCAATGCCAGTCGGGGCCAGAACCTCATCAAATACTTTAAGTTGCGCCTTTTCAGCCGCATCATTGCTAACTTTTTGCAACTGAGTGTCGAAGAAAGGAATGACGTTTGCCAACCGCTCTTCGAATGCCTTATAGCCGCCACCCAACATTGTCCCAAGAGACATGGGAACATCGGACTTCGCAGCAAGGCGCACTTCTTTGGAGATTGCTGGCGATACAATATCGGCAACAATTTTTGTCCCAAGGCCTCCAACAGCCGATCCAAGCAAGCTCAACCCAGCACCCGCAGCCGCACCTTTAACGCGACCACCTTCTCCGCCAGCAACCGCGCCGGTACCGGCCCCAAATGCAGCCTCACCAGCAAGACCAGCGATGGAAGGTGCGGCGCCAGCAAAGCGAAGCATACCCGCAGGAAGTGCGGCACCAATCAAGGAACCCGTCACCTGTCCAAGCGGAGACGCAATATCATTTGTCTGGCTGAGACCTTCGATAATTGCACGGGTTTGCTCAGGGCGCACAGTCAATTCGGGAAGCGCGCCAAGGGCAAGCGTATTAGCAGCCTGAATGGCATATGCGCCGGGTCCGCTGGTCGCAGCACGTCCAATTACAGACTGAGTTGGGGTTGTCCGATAATACTCTTTTTCAAGGTCTACCTTATACCCTCCCTTATAGTCTGGATTTGCGGCCTTCCAACGCTCAACAGCGGTCAAGGATGGAACGGCGCCGTCACCAAGGCCCGGTCGAACTGAATTCAGATATTCAACAATCAAGTTCTGAGGAACGCCAGCTTTGAGCATTGAGCGGACCTTGGCATTCGTCCCGGTGAGTGCCGGGTCTGGCCGCGTTGCCAATGTGCCAGCTTCAGTTGCCACATCCCCAACCTTTGGCGCGGATGTTTCCTGCTGCGAATAATCCTTAATGTATGCGGAGAATGGCTTTCCCTCTTTTCCTTGCAATTTCAACTGCAAGTTTTCGAGGGTATTATCATAGCGCAAAAGATTGCGGCGCAACTCCTCTGTTTGCGCTGTCTGGTCAATGTTACCCGCAGCCTGACGCGCAAGATTAACGTCCCGATCTGATGTCGGACCAGCAAGGGGATTACCTTCTGTGCGCTGCTTAAGTCCGCTAAGATAATCAAGCGTCTGCTTGCCAGCAAGTTCGTCGATGCGCGAATTAAGTGTTGCCGCATCTGGGAAAAAAGTTGACGACAGGCCGCCAAATTTACCTGTATATGCGCCAAGCTCAGTTGTTCCGGGCCGCACGTACTGCAAGCTATCCTTAATCTGGTCACGAATGGCTTGAATGCTGTCCAACTCAGCCTTCAACTCAATTTCAGTCGGGGCTGGCTTTTTTGCATTCGGATCAGCAGGCCCGCCGGGGATAGGCTCAAGTCCGCCTTGCGCGTTATAGCGATAACCCGAAGGCGGCCCTTCAGGCTTGGTTGGAGCGGGCCCAATAATTTGACGCGGAGCAGGAGCGGAAGGGGCGGTAGGCTGGGCTGTGCTAATTCCAGCCATTTGCATCAACTGCTCATTCGTCAGTGTGGACAGATCATCTTCCATTAAATAGCTCCACGCTTTTTGAGTTCGGCCAACGCCTTTTCACGATTAACCGGTGTCACGCTTTTAGGTGTTATGCCCGGAAGGGCTGGAAGAGAAACCGGCTGCTGAGTAAAGACAGAGCCTCCGGGGCCAGAGATGGTTTGCAGGCGCTCGATATACGATTTTAGCGCCTGATTATATTCTGGCGTTCCAAATCCATACAGATCAGCTAATTGCGCTCGGATGCCATCAAGATTTTGCGATGTCGGCTTATTCCGCTCACGCAAAAACGCGCTGAAGTCCTCATCACTCATAAGCTGAAACTCGCGGGCCGCTTGCTCATTTGGCGCGCTTGCAACATATTCAGCTTTTAATGCTCCAAGTTGAGCCTGACGCTGTGCCTGCTTGCGAAACTCCTGAATTTGCAGCGCGCTCTGAACTTCCTGCATTTTCTGAGACTGCACAGCTCGAAGAACATCTTGCGGGCTTTGCTGACTGCCACGGCTTACCGACTTGAGCAGAGCGCCAAGGGCTGACAGCTTCTCACCGCCAGACAGTGTGCCAGCAAGGTTGCCGCCCATGATCTGCAAGAGGCGATTGGTCAGATCGGGAGACTGCGCACCAGCCATAGGGGCAGGAGCCTCAACGCCAGTGTCAAGAAACTGAGGCGAGTAACCCCGAACAGCCCTTGATGTCAGAAACGACGGAGGAAGTGCCATAATTAAAGCCCCAAAATGCTCTTGAGAAGGTTCGCCTGAGATGGCTCAAACAGCGACTTAGCCGCACCAGCAACGCCAAGGATGTCACCAGCAGCGCCAAGGAAACCCTGACCCGGAGTGGTAGATGTTTGCGTCGTGGATGTCGTCGCGGGAACGCCACTGATACCTGTCTGGAAAATCTTAAGCTGCTCAACTGGATAACCACGCTGTGCGAGGAAGTCCTGATAAGCCAGATCAATATTCTGCTGGGCCATACCGCGCTGTGCCTGACCTGCCTGAGCGAGCATCTGCTGACGGGCCTGTTCCTGCGAAAGAGCCTGCGCGCCAAAGCCTGCCAACTGAGAAGCGCCTGCAAGCTGCTGAGTAGGCACCTGAGACGCAAGACCTGCCGCCTGACCGTAGCCCTGCTGATAGAGGTTCGCCAGCGTCTGAGCGGTGTTCAAATCCTGCTCGCCTGCGATCTGCGCCTCATATACGCCACGACGTTCATTGCCGAATGCGCGAGACTGAGCCAACTGGGCCTTCGTTGCTGCATCACGCTCTGCACGGGACTGAGCAAGGCGGCGCATCGTCGCGTCAACCACGTTTTCCTGATAGGGTGACATGAAACCCTGCACGTCGGTCTGGAACTGTGCGGGAGAGTAGCCAGCAGCGCGCTGTGCGGCCTGTGTGGCCTGCTCAAGCTGTGGAGCGCCTACGCGATTGGTTGCAGCCTGTTCGGCCATCTGGAAGGCTTGCTGCTCCTGTGGGCGGAACTGGGCAATGCGCGGGCCACCATATGCCTGATAGGGGATCGACGAGACCTGCTGTGCCGCCTGAAAGTTGCGGGTCAGCAAATCCTGCACAAATGGGTTTAGCTGCTGCGTTGTCTGCTGTGTCGCAGTCTGACCGCCCTTGGACATACTTAAAGCTCCTTGGCGATGGTGGTGCAAACCTCTTGCCACCCGTCGCCTTTGAAAATCTTAACCCAACCCCGTCTACCAGATATTGACATGGAATTACAGCCTATAGTGACGGCAAATGCCCGCACAGAACGCTCCATCTCCAGCAATTCATCCAGATCACCCCCGGCAAGGAAAATGTGCATCACCTTCTTGCCCGGAAAGATTTGTATTTCAGTCACGACAGCCGACTTCTCACCCGGCCATAGCTGAAAGTTACCAGTGACAATCCCATCCCAGATGTCACGGATGTTGTGCGTCCCCTTGGTGTATTCCAGCGCCGCTTTGATATACGGCTGGCAGCGCATAAACTCTTCGACCATCCTACTGGACCTGCATTACCGACAGCATACATGATGGCCCAGATGGAGCGAACGCCGTTGCTGGGGAGGCATGAAGTTCAATGCTCGTGCTATCAGCAGCCCACATCAATTCAATGTAATCGCCAGAAACCAAGGAAAAGAAGTCATCGCTGCCCGATGCCATGTGACCGCCATTGATGTCGCTTGTTGACAAGAACGTACTCGCGGACACGTCAACGCCATTTTTTCTGAACCAAAAATATACGGTTTTTGCACTGCTGTTGTTGGACAGAACCGTAAAATGGGCTGAGAAATTATAGATGCCATCTTCCGTTACAACGATCCGAGATGCAGGAGAACCGATTGAGACCCCTCTGTTTTCCTCAGTTGTATCAAATGTAATTGCATAGGCCGTATTCGTGGCGGCAGGGCTTACGCTAGTAGTTTTCTTGAACTGGCCGTAAAACCCTTCATAGATCAACTTTGCTGGCGCATAGATGCCAACGTCCTGACCTTTTTCGTAAAGTTTGTTGGAATAAAGCTCAATAAGGCGGTTGCGCTGCGCTTCATACGCAGGGCTATATGCGCTAGGAGCGGGTGGAAGCCGGAGTGTCACCTGCGCCCACCACTGATGCCGTTAAGACGCATGATGCCAACCCGCCAATCGACGTTACGCGCACCATCAATGCGCATACTGATCTGTCGGCCATTGAAGCGAACAGATGTTGGGTTATTAAGTGTGTATGGCCCGTAGGTGCTTTCCACCCCGTTCGGGTAATATTTCTTGAAGAACGTCGCCGTCACATCGCCCTGCGTTCGCTCATCTGGGATGAGTTCATTGATATGTAGGATGCGGTCGCCTTCACCAATCTGCACAGGCCCAGTCTCTGCATATACAGCACCGCCGCCCGGACGGACAAATGCGACTTCATGGTCATAGACGTAGCCTTCAGGCGTCCACATCATTGGGTAATTGAAGACGCCCTTATCGGTGCCGCAAGTGCGAGGCATCTGGCCGATTGCCCAGTGGCCTTCCTGATAATTGTAAACGACATAGCGGTCATTCTCGACCGATGATGAAGACGGGTAGAACCACCAAATTTCACCAAACTCAGTGTTGGGGACGCAGACAATCTTGGATCGCTGAGTGCCATTGAGGTCGGAGAAGATGTAATCCTCAACGTCGGAGGCCAGAGGCTTCACGTAGCCGTCGTAAACGAAGAAGCCACGATTGCCCATCCAGATCGTCATGTTGTCGAGAACAGCAACGGCTTGGCGGGAGATGATACCGCAATTCCGACCAGCGGTTTCAAACTGATATGTGAATGGCAGACCGACGTAATTAGCGACGTGCGCATCAATATCAGTCAGCACGAGGATTTGTCCACGAACGCGACGGGCGCACATAATCTTGCCGGATGTCGTCAGGGTGAAGCTGCCGGCCTGATTGGTAGACGCGGCAGTCCAGACGGTGTTGTCCTCAAGGTCACACCATGCAACCTTGCGCGGGTTGCCATTTGCACCAAGAGCGAAGATCGACCGTTCATCAGTCACGGTCAGGCCCACGCAGTTTGTGGGGGAGTTAGTGATCTGGGCTGCGGCTGTGACCGGCGCAACATCGTCCAACTGCCACTCATACAGCTTGCCGTCAGATGTCGAGCAGGCGACTAGATACTCACCCCACGTATCAAGGCTCCACGTCGCGGCCTCTGTGATCGGGCTAATGTCAGGACGCGGTGTGCCATAGGCATAGCTGCCATAGGCGAGATTGCCGTAGCCAGTGTTGTCGCTGCCGTTCGCCGCACCCGGAACAAAGCCTGCGGGCGTAATATCGACAAGCGTACCTGCCGAAGTCATGCTGTAGAGTTTGGTGTTCGTCCCTACGCCAAGACGGCGAGAGCCATCGTTAGAGCGCCATGCAAGCGTCGTGCGCGGGAAGCCGTCAGTGGCCGTGCTGTTGCGGATGCGCCACCCGCCAACTGGTCGAATAGTTCCGTTATGCCAGCGCACCAAATTGCTGTCGTACCAGCGCCCTGATGCCTGAAGCTCAGTTCCGTTGCGATAAACGCCCGGTGGAATTTTAATCGGAACTAGGGCCATAGCTACTCTTCATCGTCAGTGCTGAAAGTAAACACCACCTCTATATCATCATTGTCTGCATTTTGCCACGCTTCTGCCATCAGGGCCGCGTAGGCGATTGCGTCCTCAGAACTGTCTTGATGCCAAGTGTCAGATTGCTGCTGCCGCGCAAGTTTCAAGAGCAGCATAAACAGCCAGCCGTCCTGCTCACTCAGGATGTTTCCGGTAAGCACATTGAAGGCCGCAACCGTCCGCGCCATGCTACGCTCGCCTTCTGGCGTATCGTATTCTTGCCCGCGTTCGAGCATCAAATCAGCGGCTCGCTCTAAAAACTCAATTGCCGAAATTGTCATCGTCAGCCCCTCCGTCGAAAACACATTCGCCCCTGAAATATGCCTTGTCGTTAATGACTTCGCACAACTCAGGCGGCAGCAGCAGCCCATCCTTGAACGTCAGAACGGCGAAGCCAGACGTATGCGGAGACGGGTTGTTCTCTGCGTAATCAAACTGCGGGCCATGCGGGTTGGAGAGCGTCCCTGTATCGACGCCATAGCGCCGTCCGTTGTAATCGGCCCAAGGCGTCACGGCGAGCCGGTGAAGGTGTCCAGTGACGATTGAGCGGCCAGATTTGAGGGCATTGTTATAGGTGGCATGGATGCCGTTGTGATAGCGGTGCTTGACCATCAGGTTATCGTTAACCATCGTTGACCATGCGAAGTTCCAGCGGTCGAACTTGTCTTCCAGCCGCTGCACCACGCCATCATATTCCGATGCGTTGACGCAGAGCGCCCGGTCAAAGCGCGCATCATGGTTTCCGACGTTCCAAATCTTGACACAGCCCTTGGGGAGCCGTTGCTCAATCTCATCCAGTCGATCTTGGCAGGCTTCCAACTCTTCTTTGACAGTGGGCAACTCAGCCCAGCCCAGAGGTGCGTGACGGCTTACCCGTGCGCCATCAAACAAGTCGCCGTTCGCAAATATCGTGCGAGGCTTCAAATCCTCAATCAGCAGCAGCAGAGCCTCATTGGCTGTCGTTCGCACCTGATCGGGCCACCAATGCGCGTCAGAGAACGCAATGACGGTGCCTGTGTCTATGCTGAGGTCGATCTGTCGCTTGTATGCGCGTCCAGCGTCGTCAGAGGCCCACTTAGTTGGCTTGCCATCCGACGGGACGCTCTTGAGGATAATCCCGCGCTGCGCCAATCGCTCACGACGAGAATAGACGCCACGCTCTTTGATGCCGAGGATGGCGGCAACCTTGATAGGGCTGCCCTTGCCACGCTCCCACGCTGTTATAAACTCTTCGTCTGTGAATGTTGCTGCTGGCACAATGTAATCTCCCTTACTTGGCTTCCAAAGCCTTCACCCATGCTTCGACTGTCAAGCGGTGCTTTACGCTGCAATCGGTATATCGTGCAATGATATCGCTTTCCCAGACGGCTCGGTCAGGGTCAGTTAGGACTGCTGGCGGTGCCGGAAGCAGCGGGCAATTCGACGCTAGGTTTGCCGGTAGCTGCGGCATTGGCGTCACGGACACCGCCTTCGAGCAACCCGCTAATGCCCATAGGAGGAGTACAATCAGCAGGAATTGCAGGAGCCGTTTTGTATATCTCACGAATAGTGTTGGTGCGTTCGGTTGCCACGACATCGGCTTGATCCCGTTCGACTTCGTAAACTTGCGAAACATCGTCTACCGCCTTTTGCATTTCGGCCCGTTGCTTTTCAGCCTTTTCCAGAGCCTTTGAATATGCTGCGTCACACTGCCAGTCACGGACCTTGTATCCGGCGGCTGCGCCAATAACAAGAGTGCCTGCCGCCACATAGACCATCAACGGATTTGGGATCATGCCCAAGTCCGATACTTCTTCGTTTTCATGCGGCGGTCGTCGATCCCGTGGAGACCACCATTCACTCTCTTGGTTAGCGCAACAATAGCAGCTTCGTTGACGCCCCAGTCGCAGATCGACCATAGCTTGTTGCGGTCAAAGAACCACAGCGCGCTTTCAAAGGCCAACTCAGTGGCTACCAGATCAGGGTTGTCCATGATGTCAGGGCGGCGAACGTAATTGGCGAAAGCCTGATAGTTGTTCTTGCCGGTAAGCTGAAGCGCCCCGCGTCCACGAAACTTCCACCCGTCGCCGCTACTCTCAGGGCCGTTGCCCATGCGATTGGCGTAGACGCGGTTGGCTATCCTCTGCGGCTGGCGCGCATACATTTGTGCTGAGAGGCCAGTCGGGAAATACTTACCAAACGTGCCGCGAAGCCCTTTGGCGCTGTAGTTGAGATTTTCTGAGAACGTCTTGAAGTTGCCCGTTTCATGCGCCGTTTGAGCAAAAAAATGTGCAGCGCGATTTGGTGATAGCTTATAATAAGCAGCAGCGCGCTTGAAAGTTCCCGGACCAAACGCACCATCAGCCGTTGCTCCAATCTTCTTTTGCAGGTTAATCAGGCTCATTTGTCCTGTCCCTTGTTCCAAAGCTCAAAGAGCGTCTTGATCTTCTCTTCAACCACAGCGAGGCGCACGTCCATCTTGGCGAGGATGATGACCAGTGAAATGAACGCGAGAACCAGCGGCCAAAGCTGACCAATGAGTTCAACGGTGGAGAGATCGCCCATCGTTATGCTGCCGGGTTACGCCAGTCGGGAAAATCTTCCTGATCGACAACGCCATCGCCGTTGGCGTCATAGCGCAAGTCGTTGCGGTACTTTTCCCACGGAGCCATGTCGTCATCGTCGTTGTCTTCAATATCCGGCGTTTCAGTAACATCAACATGGTTTGATGCTACCGGATGAGACACAACAGGACGAACCAACGGCACAGGCTTAAACTCACCGACTTCTGGATCAGGTTCCGGCGCTTCAGGCTCGACAGGTTCTCCCTTATCGCGGGCATTGGCATTGAGGCTCAGGCCACCGAGCAAGCCAACAAACGCACCGACGATGGTCTGAAACGCTGGGTTGATTGTCTCAAGGATGGCCGTGCTGTCTACCAATTCATTCGGCACGAACAGCGCCACAGCCAAAGCCGCCACCACCACAAGGATGACAGCGGACAGGGTGACGATAGCCACGCGGATCACAAACTCGACGGTATCGTTCACACCGTCCGTCTTGCTTTCAAAGTCGTTCAAGAAGCTCATCTGTCAGCCTTATTGTCTAGCTTGTCCTCAATCCGGCGAAGGTGGATCATCACCTCATCAAACTTCTTGTCGATAGCGCCAAATCTCTCATCACCAAAATCTAACTTGGTTTCTAGAATTGCCAGACGGTTGCTCAACTTCGTCCAAACGCCAATGATGGCAAAGACGCCAGCAATCAGGGTGAGAAGCGTGTCGATGCCGAATGACATATCCATTGTTATGCCCACTCTTCCGCAGGCGCTTCAGGCCATACTGGGTTGAGCATATCCAGATCACGCAACGCTTGGCGGTAAACCTGAAATGCAGTCAAGCAAGCCACTGTAATAGGAACGTCTGGAAGCTGCGTCCAGTCCGTGTTGTCCAACTTCGTGTTGCGGATCGCCTTGTTTGCAGCAATTGTACCCGCATCAACAGCAGCAATAGCGTCTGCGTCCATGTCGGCCACAGCGTACTTGGTGTACCACTTGCCTTCGATCTGCTCGACACCATCGCGGTAGGAGACCTGATACTTCGTGGCTGTCGGCTGAGGGCCTTCAAATACAACGTCTGCGCCCAAGTCGTTCACCAACTCTTCAGTCAGGACATAAGGAAAGGATGTGTACGGATGCAGCGCACGGAGTTCGCTTTCCGTTACCACTGCGCCTGTTTCTCTGATGCGATATTCAGCCACTGTTTAATCCTTACGCGATTGCGAGGTAGATATAGGTTGCACTCGATACGTTGACGTTTGTTGCCGCCACTTGGTTTACCACAAAACCGCTGCTGTCGGTATCAATGGTGTCGTCCGTGGTGACTTCTGCTGCCGTTGTGTTTAGCGAAAGATGCGGATCATTACCAGCGACGATGCCACGGGCGGTGTCCCAGACATACCAATCGCCCGTGCTGTCAGTCCGCTTAATCATCACAAACCGCGCACCAGCCGCAAAGCCACAGTTAATTGTCTGGCTGCTTCCGTTGCCGGTATAACTCCCGCACTTGCTCACGCCGGGACATGAGGAAAAACCATACCAAACGTAGTTAAAATATGTTCCCCACCCACCAACACTAAATTGAGTAGCGGTTGGAGCAGAACTTCCCCATACAGATGAGTAATTTGCTGTATCAGCAGCGGCTGTAGTGTTAAGTCGCAACAATTTACCGGGAGCGCCTGAGTGGTAAACATACCAATTATCAGAGGTGTTTCTGGTTTTTAATATCATCATTTCTGGAACTACGCCAAGGTTGTGATTTACAGACCCGGCAGATGGAATGCTGTAACAAACCTCATCAAAGAAGGATGGAGCGCGGCGGAAGGCCCATACGATGTTATTTGCTGTAGTGTTTTGCTCGAGGAAGCCATTTTGGACTGTTACTGAGCCGGTCAGGGCAACGCGCCCTGAACTTGCGACCTCTGCGCTAGTTTCGTTGGTTGACATAGTTTGCTGGTTTGCGCCGTTGTCAGACCCGCGTAGGCGGTCGAGTACAAAGTTATTACTCGTCGTCGCTACACCAGTTTTGTTAATAACCATATCGACGACGAAGCCGGTGTTGGTCACGGTGCTTCCGCTGAACGTAGCCAGTGTAGGCGCAAACACACTCGTCCCCAGCGTCGGTGTCTTCATAGGCCCGCGACGGATGGCGATGTAGATGTAGGTTTGCGAGGCGACCATTGATTGGACAACGAAGCCCGTTGCGTTAACTCTGGCGTATTGGTTTCCAACTTCTTGCGTAGTTAAGTTTGGAAAAAGCGTTGCTGCTGGGTTAGTAAAATCAGCAGTCAACCCCCTCATGGTGTCAAACAAAAACCAGTTGCCGGTACTGCTTGCGCATTTCGCCATCAACCACTGCGGCTCATACCCAAGGTTTACAGTCGCGTTGCCACTGCCATCAGTCGTAAACGACCCACACTGAATAACCCCGTCAGACGTTGCGTCGTGGGCGAAGAGGTAGGCTACGTAGGTGCCGCCAGATGCGTTGACCGTTGCGTCCGTGCCGACAGTAAACTCAGTCGCAGTTGGTGTTGTGCTGTTCCAGCGTGTCGTGTCAGTGACGACAGCAGCCGTGCTATTTAGCACCATATACTGCGTGTTTGCATTGCCACGATGGTAGACCTGCCAATCGCCTGACGTGTTAGTCCGCTTGATAAGAATGCAGCCCGGAGCAACGCCAAGGTTATGCGCGATGGTTCGGTTAGCGCCTGTCCCCGTATACGTCACAACATCAAAGAACTTAGGCGCTTCGCGGAATGTCCATGAGGCGTAATTATACGCGCCGTTCACCTCGTTCGCATTGCCGAGGGTGTAGCCTGTTGATCCAAATGCGGTATAGATTGTCGATCCGTATGCCTGATTTCCAACTGAACTATTTGAATATAGGACGTTGTTTCCTCCACGCGTCGTGTCAGCGAGGATATGATTGAAGTTGCTATTACGCACCTTCGTCCATACCAACCCACCCTTACCAGCAAGGTCGATCCCGTTGGTAATAGTCTGTGTGCTGCCGTTGCCCGTGTAAAGCCACGTCGAGAAGACATCCTCAACGTAAAGCTGATCTGCTGATACCTGCGATGTGTTACCGGAGAACATTACCCGTTTCCCTTAAAGCGTGTAGTTCTGACCAGCGTTTGAGCCAATCCAGTTGGTGCCATCAGCAGTGAAGATGTACTTATCTGACTTAGATGCCGTGCTGGTGATCGTCGGAGCAGTGCCAGCGGGCCACTTAACAGCAGCAGGCCATGTAGCCGTGCGAGAGCCGGTGCCGTCTTGCTTCAAGATAAGGATGAAGCTGCGGCCAGCGGTGGCAGTCGGGAAGGTAAACGTGCAGTTGCCCGTCAACGTCAAAATCTGAACAGAGCCGCCAGCAAGGTCGATGGTGTAAGCCGTGCCAGTGTTAGCCGTTGCGACTTCTTCAGTGTAGCCATTGGCGAACGTGCCAGCTTCAACGGTCTTGTTCGTCAGCGTCTGCGTGTCAGTAGTGCCGACGATAGCACCCGACGGAGCCGTGAGAGACGTGTTCCAAGCGGTTCCGGTAGAGACAGCGATACCAGCGCCCGGATAGACTTGTGCCGCAACCGTTCCCCAGCTTGCGTTCGATCCGTCAGTGGTAAGATACTTGCCGGTGTTGCCGGTCTGCAAAGGAAGCTGGTTGTTAAGCGCAACCTGCTGCACGAAGGCTGTCGTGGCGACCTGCGTGGTGTTCGTCCCTGAGACGGCTGTCGGCGCTGTCGGTGTGCCAGTGAATGCAGGAGAGGCCAACGCGGCCTTGCCATCCAACTGCGTCTGGACATTTGAGGTCACGCCATCCAGATAGACGATCTCAGTTGCGTCAACGCCGCCAATGCTGGTTGTGGACGGCAGAACGACAGTGCCAGTGAATGTCGGGCTGACAAGCGGCGCATAGGTCGATGCAGCAGTGGAGATTGCCAACTTGCTGTCGATCTGCGTCTGAACAGCGGATGTCACGCCATCAAGGTAGCCAATCTCAGTCGAGGAGACCGAGCCAATGCTGGTGGTAGATGGAAGAACCACAGTCCCCGTGAAAGTCGGAGATGCCAGCGGGGCAACAATGCCACCAGTGACGGAGCCAGTGACGTTGATCGTGCCTGCGACAGCGAGGGTCTTCGCAGCGCCAACCTTCAGGCCAACAGATGTACCAGTGCCGTCAGCGGCAAAGACGCCATCAACGAGGTCAAGGTCGGTGTTTAGCTTATTTCCCCAAGTGTCGGACGATGCGCCAACTTCGGGTTTGGTAAGGCCGAGGTTTGTGGTCGTAGTATCAGCCATTAGCCAAACGTCCTTGTCCGAGCAACCAATCTGCTTGAGCCAGTCTTGGCCCGCTGTTCTGCGACATCATATTCAGACATCAGGCGGTCGTAAATCCCTGCCCAGACGCTAATGCGCTCATCCTCTTTCAAGTAGGGCGCACTCTGAATAAGCGTTGCATACAGGTATATATCAGGGTTGGCCGTTAAAAGCCAGTTCGTTGTGTTTGCGTCGGACAGCCCAGCGATCCGGGCATAATACATCAGCTCGCCAGTGTAAGACCCATCCGGCGCAGGAACGTGCTGAAACTGGGTGCCGACCGTCGAGAAGAACAGCGGCACACCAGCGGCAGAGAACTTCGTCTTCTGGATGATGGCTTCTTCCGGAGTTACAAACTCCAACACAGTGATCGGGTTTGTGGTGATCTGGTAGCGGATCGTCTCCATCCAGTCAGCCGGACGGTTCTCGTACTCTGCATCAACCGTCACAGCAGTCCGCGTCACCATCTCAGGGGCGCGCATACGGCGATTGAGGGTTGCCTCTGCCAACGCAATGAAGTTTGGAATGACGGAGGTCAGATCATCACGGTTGAGGAAGTCTGCAACCGCTGTCTTCAATTCAGAGTACGTAGTAATTGCCATTAGATGGTCCCCGGCCTTGTGCGGAATGCTCGATTGTCAGGGTCATTCAGCCATTTAGCGAGCGCCTTTTGGTCATTCAGAATGCCTTTGCGCTCAAGCTCGTAATACACTGAAAGTGGGATGCTGCCAACCTTGGTGAATTCGCCAAATCGCTCAGGCGCGGCGTTAAACTCAACCTTGTTGGCTTCGATGATGGAAGACACATCTTGGGTCTTCTGGATGACGGCTTCATCCGTCTCAGCATCGTAATGAAACTTGGTGACGATGCCTGTTGAGGCGCTGTCGTCAGAGATAATACGGTTAGTCATTAACGTGGCTCCATGTCCTGCCAGACAACACACCTCTAATGCAATTTTCGCTCAGGCCTAGCTCCCTTGCGATGCTAGCAGGTTTTTTATCGCTCTGCCTTATATACCTAACAAGGCCATCATTCAACTTAGCCTTTCCATTGCCCGTCCCCTTTGGTGCAACGGTGCGTTTCCGGCCTTTTGCGACCATGTCAGCCATATTCTCTTTGTGCGTTCCGACAGACAAGTGATCTGGATTTACGCAAGACGGGTTATCGCAAGAGTGCATGACAACTAGGCCGTCTGGTATCTCGCCCTTGTGAATTTGATATGACAACCTGTGCGCGGATATATTGCGAGACCCCTTCCCGCCCTCTTGGATTTGGCCATATCCATTCGGCCTGACTGGCCCGATCCATTTCCAACAATCGTCAGTTACAACGATTTTTCGGAAAAACCGCTCCTCCAGCGTCCCTCGCGGCCTGATACATGAAAACGCGGGGTCAGCCCGACGCGCCTCCATGTAGTGAGCGCCGCAAAAACCACGAGCCACAAACGGCTTTGTGCAACCTTCGATAGAACATTCGCGCATAAAAAACTCCCGGTGCAGGAGTTACTTCCATACACCGGGAGCCTTTTAAGTGTCAAGTCTATCTTACGACGTGGTCAGATCGAATACCCCGCCATGAGCAGCCTGATTTTTTACCTTCAGACCATACTCAACGAGCATCAGGCGCTTCTCAGCGTCGCCCGTCTTGGCAAGCTCTTCCTGCTGGATCGGACGCAGAACTGCGAGCGATGCGTATTCAGGATCGACGATCAGAGCGTCGCGAGCGCGCATGAAGCGGTTAGGAACGATGTTGATCGTGCCAAAGTCCGAAACATACACGTCGGCAGCGCCGATGATCTGAGCCTGCTGGCCTGCGGGAACGTCACGGAACTTCGTGGCGACACCGGCAAACGCGGAAGCTGCCTGCTTGTTGAACGAGCCAACCATGAGCATCTTCGGCGTACCACCGTTATCCCAAACCGAAGCGACAACAGTCTTCAGCAGGGCTTCGGTAAAGGCGCGCTGCGTACCGTCAGTACGAGCAGCCGTTGGGGTCGAGCCAACAGTCGGGTTAGCACCGCCAACGCCAGCCGAGGTGTTCGACGTAAGCCATGCAGGCAGACCAGCCGTGCGACGTGCAGTGGTGGTGTTACCGGCAACCGATGCTTGGTTAGCAAGCAGGGCGGCTTCCATGTCACGCTTCAGTTCGGAACCCATCTTAGCAAGCTGATAGGTGACTTCCGAGCGACGACCGGCCTTGTCCAGCGCGTCAAGCGTACCGGAGATGACGACGTTCTTCGTGCTGATCTGCGTGTAGTTACCAACGCGAGCGGTCGGGTTAACAGCAGTGAACGAAGTGACATCATCACCTTCAAGCGCGGCGTTAGCAGCCGATGCAGCGGCGAGCGTGTCCGTCTGCCACTCAAAGTAGGTGTTCTTGACCGTCTCACGACCGATGTTCGAGATGAACGGGGTCTCTTCCGGCGCGATGTTATAAATGACGTTCGACAGGTCTTCACGAATACCGATAGCGGAGTACCGGGTGAAGGTATTTGCAACAATAGCCATAACTTAGGTGTCCTTAAATGAGTTTATCCAAAAGAGCGGCTGCATCACTGATGCGACCACTACGCGCAAGGCGCTGAGAAGCTCTCTTTACCTCGGTTGGACGACCATTGGCCTGAGAACCGCTGCTTCCGGGGCGAACAACCTTGGCTGACTTTTTCGGTGCAACCTTGGACTGTTGGACTTTCGTCCGGCCCTTATCGTAAAGCATGGCTTTGCGGAGAAGTGCGACGTGATTGGCTTGACGCAGGCTCTCGATTTCCTGCTCTGACAATCCCTGAGCTACTGCCCAGTCTCGCAAATCCTTTGCCTCCTGCACCATGACAGCCTGATCTTTCCACTCTGGGATAATATCGGGCAACTTGGCGCGTTCGGCTTCCACAAAAGCCTGAATGGCTCTCGTTTGGTCTGTGGCGGCTTCCTGTGCGAGGCGCTGCTGCTCTGCCTGAATGGCTTGCAGCCTATACGCTTGCTCTTCACGGGATTTATTCCACTGCCGTTCCAACCGCGCTGCCTCAATGGGGTCTTCGTTATAAAGAGTGTCCCAGTCAGGCTCTGCACTGTTCTGCTGCATCAGTTGCTGCTGGAGCAAAGGCAGAAGTTCAGCGTATTGAGCGCGTTCTTGACGGATGGTTTCAGCCTCACCTTGGAACGCTTTACGTTCTTCAGCTAGGGCCTGAGCCTTCCGCGTGTAGTCTGAGGTCCGACTGTAGCCATTCCGAAGCTCTGCAAGGGTGACTTCCAATTCCTGACCGTCAACTTTGACCTTGACCGTCACATCATCAGGAAGTTCCTGCGGCTCTTCTTCGTCGCTATCGTCTTCGTCCAGATCGGCTTCTTCATCATATTCGGTTTCTTCCTCGTCAGAGGTTTCTTCCTCATATTCTGCTTCTGCCTGACCCTCTTCAGGGTCTAGCGCCTCAGCTTCGTCTTGGTTGTCCTCTTCAGGGCCGAGCAGTTTGCTGATGGCTAAGGTTGCTTCGTGG